CTTCGGTCATCGTGCAGGACATGGGCCTCCAGCTGGTTCCCCAGCCCGAGAAGCAGGGCGACCTCCTGATCGGCCGCCTGATGTGCGGCACCCGCAAACTGCGCACCAAGTGTGCGGTTGAGCTCAAGATCGCCTAAGCTGTGGCTGACGTCACCACCTACCTCGACAACGACACCCCGACCATCGACTCGGGTGTGGAGTTGCTCTCGAAGTCGGTAGTCCTGCCGTCTTCGGGCATCAACGACGGAGACAACGTTCAGCTGTTCACGTTCCCTCCGGGTTTCCGGGGCCGCATCTTCAAGGCGGACCTCGTGGTTTCGGCCACCCTGGGCGCGGATGCGACCGTCAGGGCCCGGATCAATCGGGCAGGGAGCCGCACCGCAATCACCGCGGCGTCGACGGCCGCCGCCGCCTCGAAATCGAGCGACGCGGCTCAGACCGCGGTCCCGTTCGACGTTCAGGGCGGTGACATCCTTGAGCTGCTCGTCGGCGGAGCCAACGTGACTGCCTCGGCAACCGCGGCGGTCCACCTTGGGGTGACCCCGATCAGCGGCTAACCAATTGAAGGGGAGATGGGCGTACACCCGTCTCCCCTTTTTTTCATTCCCGGAGACAGTATGGCTCTTTTCCAGCCAGCCACCAAGCTGGAGGCGGTCAACCGAATCTTGAAATCCATCGGCCAAGCACCGGTCAACACCCTCCAGGTCTCTGGAATCTCTGACGTGGCGCGGGCTGTGCAGGACCTCGACGAGACTGCCCGTGACGTTCAGATGCACGGGTGGCACTGGAACACAGATCGGGACTATCCGTTGTCTCCTGACACGGCTGATAACATCCTGATCCCCAACGGCGCCCTCTCGGTTGACCCCGAAGATCGCACTGTTGAGGCCTCGATTCGTGCTCTGCCCAGCAGCGGGTCGCTTGCCCTCTACAACATTGCCGACCGCACTTTCGAGTGGGACGACGCGGTTGACTGCAAGATCATCTGGGGCTTCCCGTTCGAGGAGCTTCCGCAAGATGCCCGCACGTACATTGCCGCGGCCGCCGCTCGCCGCTTCCAAGCGCGGGTGGTATCGTCCCCTATCCTAGACCGCTTCAATGCGGAGGACGAGGAGCGGGCTTGGGCCCTCCTTATTCGCCGTGAGCGCGCTCAGCGCGACACAAACCTCTTCAGCGCCAGCCCCTCGTTGCGGCGCATGTTTGGCCGCCGCAGGTTCTGACGGGGGCTGGAGCGTAGGCCCTTGAGCATCACCACGAGAACCCTGCCGGCCATCTCAAACGGCATCTCGAAGCAGCCACCGATCCTCCGGTCGTTCGACCAGACGGCGGATGAGATCAACACTTGGGGCGAGATTGCCTCAGGTGTGGCACGACGCGCGCCCACCGAGTTCATCGCCGAGCTGGGTGTGGAAGACCTGGACACCATCTTCGTCCACCACATCAACCGCGATGTTACCGAGCGTTACGTGGTGCTGATCGACGCTGGCCTCCTGAAGGTCTTCGACCAAGAGACCGGTGACGAGCTTGCAGTGTCGGCACCGGGCGGCATCAACTACCTGAACGCCCCCGGCCCCTCGTATCGGGCCGTCTCCGTGGCGGACTACACGTTCATCATCAATACTGAGGTCACCTGCCTTCTCGACGAGGTGGCAGTCGACGAGACCCCCCAACCAGACTACTACGTCTGGCCCGGGGGCAATCAGGCTGGGCGCAACTTTTACGACGACTTCCCGGTCGCGGGTGATCCCGTTCAGTATGCGCCGAACCCAGCGGCCGCCCCTTCTCTGACCGGAACGGTACAAAAGGACACGGACCTGCCCGGGTCCCCCTCCCTCGGCGACACCTACAAGGTGGCAGGCTCAAGCGAGAACGGCTTTGCATCCTACTACGTGAAGTGGAACGGGTCGGTCTGGGATGAGGTCGTAGCCCCCGGGATTGCTAACGCAATTAACGCCAGCACCATGCCCCACGCGCTGGTGCGGCAGGCCGACGGGTCGTTTGTTTTCGCCCCTTTCTCATGGAAACCCCGCCGCGTAGGGGATAACACAACCAATCCCAACCCGCCCTTCATTGGGCGGGAACTGCGCGACGTATTCTTCTACAAGAACCGGCTCGGGTTCCTGGTCGACGAGAGCGCCGTGTTCTCCGCGGCTGGTGACTACGGCGACTTCTGGCGCCGAACCGTCCTCGACTACATCGAGAGCGACCCGCTCTCGGTCGCTGCGTCCACCACAGACGTGGCCCTTCTCGATTACGCGGTGCCGTTCAACGACGGGATGATGCTGTTCTCCGGGCAGCGGCAGTTCTCACTGTCTAACGGTGAGTCCGGCCTGTCGGCCACTTCGGTTGAGATCAATCCGGTCACAGGCTATGTGATGTCTCCCGGTGTCCGCCCGGTGTCCATCGGGTCCCAGGTGTATTTTGCCTCAGACCTCGCCGGGTACACCGCGGTGCAGGAGTATACCCGTCTCGACGGTTCCGACGCAACCGATGCCGCCGAAATCACCGCGCACGTCCCCGGGCTTATCCCACAGGGGGTGACGCAGCTGATCGAGGCGCCCGACCTCAACGCCATCTTTGCGGTCGCCTCCAATGTCAACGGCGGGCGCTACGTTTACGCCTACCAGTTCTTCTGGGACCGGGACGCGAAGATACAGTCCGCATGGCGGGTGTGGGACTTCGGAGAGAACGCGCGGGTCGTCGCCGGGACCTTCTCGGCGGGCAAGCTGACGTTCGTCGTCGAGCGGGCCGGCTACTACTTCCTCGAGCGGCTCCGCTTGGGGCCGGGGGCTACGTCGGCCAACCAGGCCCACATGATCTACCTCGACCGGCAGTCCACCATCACGGGGACCTACGACGCGGGGGCCGACGAGACGACCTTCCTGCTGCCCTACAGTCCCAACCAGGACGCCTTCAGGATCATCCGCGGCCTCGACGCAGAAGTCCCTGAGAGCCTCATTCCGCCGGCCAGCTATGTCTGGGTCGACGCCGCCACCGTGTCCGTTCCGGGTGACGAGTCGGGTCTAGAAGTCACCGTCGGGGAAACCTTCAGGACCTACCTCAGGTTCTCCCGGCAGTTCCCGATGGACTACCAGAGCCGGCCCGTTTCGACTGGTCGGCTCCAGCTCCACACCTGGACCGTAGTCTACACCGACACCGCCTACTTCACCGCCGAGATTTCCCCCTATGGGGCCGACGCGGTTATCAACGGTGGCGAGACGACCTACACCGCAGACTTTACCGGCCGGATTACCGGCTCATCCAGCCTCCTTCTCGGACAGCAGGTGTATCACTCCGGCAGCTTCACCTTTACGGTGGCCGGGGATGCCGCCCAGTCTGTCGTGGCGTTGTCCAACGAGACCCCCTACGGGTCCACCTGGGTGTCCGCTGAGTGGGAGGGCCTGTTCTTCTCGAGGGCGCTGGGTGGCTAAGGCTGTCAGTATCCACACGATCCCCCCCGAGACCCTCGCCGACGCCCTCGGTTTCATCGCCGAGCATGTCCGTGAGGCGGATCGGGAGGAGGTTTATGCAGCATCCGGTGTGACGGTCTTCGAGGCCATCACCGAGGGCTGCGCCCTGTCCACCCGCGCGTGGCTCATTCTGGACCGCACGGGGCTACCTGTGGGTGTCTTCGGGGTTGCCCCGACGCTGACCCCCGGGGTCGGCCTACCGTGGCTGATAGCCGCGGAGGGGGCCGAGGTCGAGTGGGTGGCTGTCGCGAAGCAGACCCGGCGGTACCTGAAGGAGCTCCATGAGGACTTCCCGGTGCTCTACAACTGGGTCGACGCGCGCAACGAGTTGGCAGTTGGCTGGCTCCTGTGGGCTGGCTTCAGTCTGGTCGATGGGGACCCGCAGTACGGCTTCGAGGGCCGCACCTTCATTCAATTCGCAAGGGTAGCCGACAATGTGTGATCCGCTGACCGCGGCCATTGCTATCGCCGCCGTCTCGACTGGCGTCCAGGCCATCGCCGGGAACCAGCTGGCAAGCGCCACCAACAAGGCGCTGGAGAACCAGAACCGGGTCCGCAAGGAAGAGATCGACAAGGCCACCACGGCCGAGATCAACGACCGACTACGAGAGAAGCGCAGGGAGCAGGGCCGTATCCTGGTCGCTGCCGGGGAGTCCGGCCTGAGCCTTACCTCCGGCGGGGTCGAGGCGCTCCTGCTGGACAGCGAGATGCAGGCCAAGCTGGCTAACGACAGGTCGCTGGCGAACCGCGAGAGCCGCAAGAAGGCCTCCGACGCTGAGACCCTGGCCAACATGCAGTCGAAGACTTCGGCGCTCGGGGCGGGGCTCCAGATCGGCCTGGCCGCCGGTAACGCCTACTTCGCCAACAAGTCGACGCCCCCCAAGCCCACCAAGAAAACCAATTAAGGAACCCGCATGGCCCTTAACCTGGCCCGAGTCCAGGAAGCCGTAGACGCTCGCCGTCGCGGCTCCCAGAACAGGGACTACACCCTCCCGTCGCGCCGGGAGACCCGCGCGGCTGACCTGGAGGTCAACGCCCCGATCTCGCGCCCGAACAACAGCGGGTCGCAAGTCTTGCTCCGCACCCTCGGGCTCGCAGAGGACTTTGGTCAGTCTGTTGTCGGCTATGCCGGGCGGGTTAAGGAGAGGCGGGACAAGGAGCGCGCCGCCCAGGCCGCAGTGGATTTTCAGTCCGGCACGAAGGATGAGAAGCTCGCGACCAAGTACCAGGCCTATCGAGAGTCGTGGTACACGGAGAAAGCAAAGGCCTCGGCCGCCGAGCTTGATCGCCTGGCCGCGGCCAATGTGGTTGAGCTGCTTGCAGACGAAGATGACCCTGCCACTCTCGAAGACGTCAGCGGGGTTCTCAATGCGGCCTACTCAGCGGCTCTGACGGGCGCCGACGGAAAGCTGGTGGAGTTCGAGACAGAGGAAGGCCGCAGAGCCGTTGCCGATCAGATGGCCCGCACCCGGGCCAGGATCATGGGCGAAGCTGTTGGCATCATCCGAGAGCGGCAACTCCGACAGCACTCAGAGCTGGTCTCCTCCAACCTCATCAACGAGCTCCAGGCGCGGTTCTCCGCACCCCCGCTCACGACGCTTCCGGGCGCCACTACTTCGGGCTTGGAAGAGGCTTTTGATGCCTCCTTCGGGAAGCCCGCACCTGCCGCGGGAGAAGCTCCGACGCTTCCGAGCGCAGCACAGCCCGCGGCGGCAGCCTTCGTGACCCCCTTCCGGGGCGGGCGGTTCCGCGTGACGGACGCCTTTGGTGCTCCGCGTCTGGGGGGCAGGAAGCACAACGGCCTCGACATGGCCGTCCCGGCAGGAACAGTGGTTCACCCGATTTTACCGGGCGGCACCGTTCTCGAGGTTGACCCGGTGGGGAAGACGGAGGCGGGCAAGTTCGTCAAAATCGACCACGGCAACGGCTACGTCTCAAGCTATTCCCACTTGGGCCGGGTCAACGTTGTCAAGGGCGAGGCGATCACGGGAGATACCGAGCTGGGCCCTGCTGGGTCCACTGGCAGGTCTACTGGTCCCCATGTCCACCTTGTGGTCCGCAAGAACGGCAAGGCGGTTGACCCCCAGAAGCTCTTTGGGAAGCCCGCAGAGCTTCCCGCCGGCGGCCCGAGCGGCCCGGCAGAACAGCCCACGCCCCCTGCGGAGGCCGGCACTGGTCGGCCCCTCGAGCAACTGGACGTCGAAGACCAGCTTGCCCGCTTCCCCGACGGAGTCCAAAAGAAGGAGGCCAAGGCTTCCCTCATCCAGGCCTACCTGACTGTAGCGGGCGAGCTCCGGCGGCCCGACCTGTTGGACAGCCTCTGGCGCTCCAAGAAGAAGGATGGATCAAACTCCTTCAGCCCGGAGGAGATCAACTCGATCCGGGAAGCGCGGGACCGCATGGCCACCGTCGTTCGCATCGAGGCTGAAAGGGCCAAGGACGAGCGATACGAGAACAACCTAGAGTCGCTGTTCGATCAGTGGAACGACGGCAAGGTGCCCACCACAGAGACGCTTGTCCAATGGGGCCGGGAGGACCGGCTTCCCGGAAAGACCGTTCGTGCCCTCATTGAGGGCATCGAAGCCGACGACCGTAGAGAAGAAGCGGAGGCCCGGGCTGAGGCCCGTGCGGACCGCGCTGAACAGAGAGAAGCTGACCGGGAGGTCGAAGCAGAGCTTGAGGCCGACACCCTTCTCATTGCGGAAAATCTCCGGCTGGGGAACCTTGACGGGCACAACTCGGCGTCCCTCAGGAAGCTCTACGAGAACGGCAGCCTTGGCCAGGGCAAGGCCGCTCTGCGACGCTGGAAGACGCTGAATCTGGCACTTAGGCAGGGCGGCGAACTTATTGCGGACAAGCCCGAGGCAAAATACTGGGCCGCCGCCCTCGCAGCCAACCACAAGCCCAAGGCCGGCTCCGGGGTGGCCGCTTCGATGCGGGGAGGCGGGGATCGGGCCCAGGCGGAAGCCGCGTGGGCCGCGATGTCCCAGATGTACCAGGACTTGGTAAAGAGCGGCACAAGGCCCCCCTCCGCATACCTGGAGGCGGTAGCTGCTCACGGCAACGCCACGAACCCCCAGGACGCCGCGAAAGCGCGGGCGACCCTGATTGAGAGGCTGAAAGCCAAAGCCGCCGAATAAGGAGAAACTAGATGGGGCTGACCCCCGAAGAGGCTGCTCTGCTCCGGAGGCTGGAAGCAGAGCAGCGCGCCGCTGATGATGGAGCAGAGGGCCGCAAGGTCCTAGCCGCCAAGCAGGCGCAGGCCCTGGCTTCCTATGCCGTGGCCGACGCCGATAGGTCCTTCAGCATGGCTCGTGTGGCGATTGGCGGCCTCCGCGACGCTGCCCAGGGGGTCGTCTCGACAGTCGACGATCTCGGCGACTGGCTGGATAGCAAAATTCCCCTGGGCGGAATCGCCTTCGGCGCTCAGGCAAGCAACGGCTTCGTCGAGTGGCAAGGCTCCACGACTTTCAATCGTGGGGGTGGGGATATCCTCTTCGGCCGCCCGGGGGAGACCCCCCAGCTCCCTGACTTGTCCGGCTCCGAGAACGCCGGCGAGATTGAGAAACTCTCTCGCGGCGTGGTCTCCTACCTGGTTCCGTTCGCGGCCTGGTCAAAGGCCTTTGGTGTCGCCCGCGCATCCACCCTATTGGGCCGTGCGGGGCTCGGCCTACTGGCCGGGGCTGCCACGGACTTCACCCAAGCGGACCCTGTCTCGGGGAACATCGCGAACTTCCTGAAAGACACCTTCGGGATCAAAAGCGCGGCCCTCGACACCCTCGTCTCGGACCCCGACGACCTCGGCTTGGAGAATCGCTTCAAGGCGGCCGCCTCTGGTGCCGCCATTGGTATCGCAGCAGATGCCACGCTGGAGCTCGGGGCTAAGGCGGTGCGGCTCTACAAGTCCGCCCGCATGTCCTCCGAGGAAGCCGCCGAGATCGTCAAGGTGGTCAAGGAACAGCAGGCCCTCAAGCCAACTGCGCGCAACCTCCCAGACGACATCGCAGACACCGCCGAGACAGCCGCCGCCTCCACCGCGGGAACCGCGAAGAAGGCCCGCAAGTCTGTCACCGCGGCAGCCAAGCAGAAACCCCCGGCGACCCCTGATGAACTTCTCGAGACCATCTCGAAGCGCGTCGAGGAGACCAACCCGGAAGCATCTGAGGCTGCCTCGACGGCCGCCAAGAAGCTCTGGGACGACCCCGAGAACGCCCTCGCGGACCTAGGCATTGATCCTGCCAAGATCGACTTCTCGAAGCTCGAAGACGGTGAGAGCCTGGGGCGGTTCATGGAGCGGCTGGCGCAGCTTTATGCGGAGCCTGTTGCTGGCCGCCTTGGCCGCACAGGAACCCGCGTGACCATGGCGGCGACCCTTCGGGCGGCCAAGGCGCTGGGCTCATCGCCCGACACTCTGCTGGAACTCTACGGCAAGACGGGCAACCTTGAGGCCAACCTGATGGCAGCGCGGATGTTGGTCGACGCCCACGGGCACCAGCTACTGGATGCCGCCGACAAGGCGTTGGCCGAGCTGGCCTCGGGCGAACCAGGCGCTGCGTGGGACACCTTCATCAAGACCTTCCACCGGCAGGCGTACTTCATCGGCGCGGTCCGCGGCGCCTCCTCGGAGATCGGCCGCGCGCTGCGCTCGCTCCGGTTTGCCACTGGTAAGGGGGCCGCAAAGGCAGCCGAGAAGGACCTCGGCAACGCCCTCGCGTCCGCCGCAGAGGGCACCACTGCGGTCCGCAGGTCTCAAATCCAAGAAGGCGCTTCGGCTGTTGCCGACCGTGCCGTGACGGATGCCGAGAAGATTGCCCTGCTGAACGACATCAAGAAACTCGGCGGCGACGTCGGGGAGCTCAGCCGCAGGGTCCGAACGGAGAACATGTCGCTGGGCACGAAGGTGACTACGATTGTCCGCGAGACTGTTGGCTCCCTGTTCTCCCCAGCCACGGCGGTGATGAACATTGCCTCGGGCGGCACCATGATGGGCCTCACCGCCCTCTCCAAGCTTCTGGTCGGCATCGCCAAAGCCCCGCTGGGCTTGGTCAGCACCAAACTGGCGAACGAAAGCCGCGCTGCGCTGCTGGATGCCTGGGCCTATACGGACGGAATCGTCTCGGGATTTGGGCAGGCCTTCAAGAACACCTATGACCTTCTCGAGCGTGAGGGGCTCTCCGAAGTGGCGCTGAACTTCGATGGTCTCGGCTTCCGAGACTTGGCCAAGAAGGCCGCGCTGGAGGCCGGAGCGGCCACCGAACGCCTCGGGGCGGGGCTCATCGAGCGATTCGACGTGCCAAACACCCGGGCCATCGCCGCCAACGCGGTGTGGGATGCGCGGGTCAAGGAAGCCGTGTCGAACCTCCGGGGGCCGAGGTTCTGGCAGGCTTCACTCAGCGGGCTGGCGCAAGTCGCCCGCGTCGGAATCAACGCCGCGGGCACCGGGTATCGCGCCGGCACGATCCTCTTCATCAACGCCCCCGACCAGCTGGTGGGCACCCTCGCGACACGCGCCGGGGCTCGCTCCCAGGCGGTCCGGCTGGCTGCCGCAGAGGCGGCCGAGCATGGCCTGACCGGCAAGGAACTCTCGCAGTTCATCCGGGCGCGGGTCTCACAAGCGGCCGGCGATGTCCCCCTGATGACCGCGGAGGACCCCTTCCTCGAGGGGGCGCGCTGGTCTGCCAGCAACATGGACGCCCTTCGAGAAGCCGGGGTGGCCGAGCGCCGCTCCGTCCTGTTTCAGGATGAGCTTGAGCTCGACTTCGACCGGAGCATGGCGGCCTGGCTTCAGCGCGCCTCAGCGCGCGGGTGGTCGGGTGCGGTGGTCAGCTACGTGCTGCCCTTCATCCGCACACCCCTGCGCATCCTCGAGCGCACCGCAATCGACTACACGCCCCTTGGGCTGGTCTCTGAGAGACTCCGCGCGGCCATCTCGGCTGGCGGCAATGAGCGCGACGAGGCCCTCGCCCGGATCGGGCTGGGGGTCATGGCCATGACTACCGCCTATATGCTGGCGGGGGAAAGCCGGATCGTGGTTGGGTCCGACGGCGGGTATGACTCCAGCGCCCGCGCTGCGGGCCGGAAGATGTACTCTCTGCGTATCGGCGACGATGTCATCGAGTTCTCCCGGTTGGACCCGCTCGGAACCCTCCTGGGTATCGGCGCGGACCTGCGCGAGTATCATGAGATGCTTGAGGGCGACCCGGACCAGGCCACCCTGGTCGAGGAAAGCCTCTCGGCCTTCGGGTTGGCCTTCTCGGCCAACATCCTCAACAAGACCTGGCTCAAGTCTCTCACCAACCTGGTAGAACTTTCCGGTGTTGGGCCCGACCCCGCTGAGAGTATCCCGGAAGCTTGGTCAAAGTTCCTCGGCGGGATGGCCCAGCGGTTCGTCCCGGCGGGCGGCATCCAGAAGACGGCGGAGGTCATGTCCGAGCCGTTCATGAAGGACGCCTTCACGTTCCTCGAGCGGGCCCAGCAGGCCACCCTCGGGTCCAACAGCTTGCCCGTCAAGCGTGACGCCCTCGGGAGGCCAATCGAGCCCACCACAGGGCAGCGCCTCGGGGGTTTCCCATTGGATGTCCAGTCTGGCGACAAGCTGGACGAAGTGCTGGAGTCCCTCTCGTTTGACATCGGGCGGCCCAGCAGGACCGTCGCGGGGGTCACCCTAAACACCACGCAGTACTCGCGGTTCCTCGAACTGCGGGGCCAGGTGGTGAAGGACCCGGGCTCGGGCCAGACTATGGACGCTGCGCTGCGCGATCTGATTGCCCTACCGGGTTTCCAGCGAGCCCCTGACGCCCTCAAGGTGCAGGCGCTGCGAGAGACCATGCGGGGGTACACGAGGCTGGCCACCGACGCCCTCCTGCGGGAGGACAAGGGGTTCGCCTTCAAGGCCCTGAAGTCCGAAACCTATGACAGGCTCGAGCTGGAGGGTCGGACGACCCGCACGGAGAAGGACGCCGAGACCCTTCGGCTTGCCCAGGAGCTGGGCCTCACACCAACAGAATAACCTCGGGGCCGGGAGAAATCTCGGCCCCCAATAAGGATTAAGATGGCTACCCAAGTCACGTATTCGGGGGACGGCGCCCAGACCGACTTCGATCTGACGTTCCCCTTTCAGGACCAGGCGGACATTTACGCCACTGTGAATAGCGCCAGCGTCTCCTACACTTGGGTGACTGGCTCCCGCATTCGCATCACGCCCGCCCCGGCCCAGGACGCCGCGGTGCGTATCTACCGCAAGACCGACATGGCGGCCCGAGAAGTGGACTTCACAGACGGCTCGGTGTTGACCGAAGAGGACCTCGACCGGTCCAACATTCAGGTCTTCTACCGGCTCCAAGAAGTCGCCGACGACGCCACCGCCCTTACGGCGCGAGCCCTCAGGGCTCCAGACGGGGAGTCCCTGGACGAGCTGCCGGCTGCGGCCTCGCGATCAGGCCTCGTCTTGTGTTTTGACGAGGATGGGCAGCCCGAGCTTCTCGAGAAGAACTCCATCAAGGGCGATCCTGGCGGCAACGTCATGTCCGCCTTCCTGTTCACCGAGTTTGGGGACCAGACCATTGCAGAGGGGACCTCGACAATCAGGTCCACCGGATATTCGTCGGTGGGTGTCGGGGCCGCGTTCTACATCGCCGATGACATCGCTAACGCGGGACTTGCGATTGCCCATCCCCGATTCTGCAAGGCGGATGCGGCGGGTCGATACTTCCGCCTGAGCGGGATCAACGTGACCGCCGAGCAGGGCGGCGCGCTGGGAACGCCGGGAACAAATGACCGGCCCGCCTTCCAGGCCGCCGTCAACTATGCGAAGGCTGTCGGCATCCGCCATGTGACGGTGGAGAACGAATACAGCGCGTTCGAGTGGTGGGCCCCGCCCGCGCCAGCGTTGCAAAGCCCCGGCGGCTACATCGACGTGTTCTCGCTGACACAGAACGGCGACTTCCTGACGATCTCGGCCGGCCAACATCTTGACCTGCGCCGTGCGGTGGTTTCGCTGAAGGGCTACGCCGGAGGAAGTCTGGCGTCGCAGACCCAGGCCGCACCCGTTGGAAATGCCAACGGATACACGGTGTGGCGCGGCTCTGCGGTGGCGATTATCGGCGGCACCCAGGCGGACCCGGATGCTTTCAACATCAGGAACGTGTCCATTGCCAACGCCACCTTCGACGGCGGGTGGGCGCGTATTCGAGAATCCAGCGGCGGCGCTGAAAACGCCCATGCCGAGCTTTCCCACAAGGGGCTACGCATCCAGGACACCGCCATCGGCGAGTTCTATGCCGAGAACGTCGAGTTCCGCAATTACAGCGCGGAGTGCTGGTATTTCGGGATGATGGCAGGCCTCGGCGTGGAGGCCAACGGCCATCCGCGAGTGACCCTTCTGAACTGTCGTGGGCGGGGGTCTAACCAGTCGTCCTTCAACCCTGCCGGTGCAGGCAAGTTTGCCGTCATCGGGGGCGAATTTGGAGACGCCACCTATGTCCTGGAGTGTCTGGGTGCGGGCGGCCATACGTTCGTCAACACCCGGTTCTACGATGGGTGGCAAGCCTCATTCTTGGGCGGCGCGGGCTATGACGGCTTCGACGTCTATGGCTTCTCGATCCCGACTGACGCGGGTGACGAGGTGCTGCCGCCGCTGACCCGGATGCAGAACGTGACCTTCGATGCGGTCGAGAAAATCTTCGGTGCGAACCTCCTAGAGGGGGCCATCAAAGTTCTCGACGGAGAAGTGATTGCCACCGCGAATCTGTCCAGCCAGTGCCGCACCGTACGCCTCAAGATCGACCACTGGGTTCACAAATACGCCGGAACGGCGGCGCTGACCATCCAGGGGCCGGCTAATGGCACCACGCTGTTCAACGGCGGCGGCAGTCCGTATATCCAGCCGGTCAAGAATTGTGATTTTGAGCTCAGCACCCGGGTGACACCCCACGCGCTCGCCAGCAACCGGCAGGTGCCATTCGCGGTTGCCTACTCCGGGCTGATCGAGCAGGACACCGTTGCGGTGCGGATCACCGAGAGCGAGGCGGCACAGCTCGGCGGGGCCTTTGGTAGCAACTCCGATGTGAAGTCGATGCCACGAATCACCGTGGTGCAGGCCGGCCTGGGTGTGAGCGAGGGCAGCGGAACACCATCTGGTGGCGTAATTTTCTCCGCAGACCTGGTGGGGGGCTCGCCCTACACCTTCTCGCCCTACAACCCCACCACGCAGCTTCGCAACACCGGGGCGGCAGGGGTCGCCACGATTGCTATGGGGATGCCGTTCTCGGCACCCTACAGCTATGCCTTCGGGCAGCGTATCCGGCTGGAATGGGAGTCCTATTCAACCGCGGGGTCCATCTACCTGTTCCCGAAGGACGGGACCCGGCTGCGCCTCAACGCGGATCGTCGCCTGGCGGCGATGGGGGATTACCTCATCCTCGAGTGGAATGCCTACACCGGCAAGTGGCACGAGGTCGAGTTCTGCTCGGCAACGGCCGCAGATACTGGCTGGACCGCGGGAACTGGGACGGCGCTCAAGGGTGCCTTCGCAACTTACGGGGGGACCACGATGTCAGCGGGATACGTACAGGCTGAGGCCCAAGCAGCAGATGACGCCGCCAAAGCCGCATCCCAGCGTGTCCTCGCACTGGAGCAGGCCCTCCGCACAGCCAGGATTATTGACTGATGGGCGTTCACGACCACCTCAGCGACCCCATCAAGGGCACCCTCGACGTTGCCTTCGCGGGGGTCACGGTCGCCGCCGTTCTGGATGCCATCCCCGGCATAACAGCGGCGCTGTCGCTCGTCTGGGTGTGCATGCGCATCTACTCCGCCTGGCTTGAAATCAAGAAGCACCGCCGTGACTAGCTGGTGGCCCCCCAAGGACGGCCGCCAGTTCATCGTCATGTGCCTCCAGGCGGGCGGCGGGATGGCCTTCACGGCCTTCTCGGCGTGGATCGCCTGGTCCTTCATGTACGACCCCTGGCCTCTGGCCAGCGCCCATACCCGGCTCACTTGGCTGGGGTGGGGGCTGATGGCGGCCATGGGCGTGGCAGGCCTTTCGCTCCTCCTCCTCGGCAGCAGCCGGCGCAGCTTCAAGTTGGGCAAGGAGGGTCTCGAAGCAACCGGAGAAAGCAATGAGCAGGGCAACTGAAGACACCCTCGACGCCCTTCACGGCCTCCTCGCAGGCGTCCTCAAGGACGAACTTGAGGCCGCCGTGGGGCGGGCCGCGGAGAAAAAGGAGCCCATCTCCCCCCAGCTGTTCGACAAGATCATGAAGTTCCTGAAGGACAACGGGGTGGACACCCCGCGGTCCTCGAAGCGCGTCGCTGACCTTGAAGACTTCCTCGACGACCTGGACCTCGACGAGGTTGCGAGCCTGCCTCGGAGGGCCTGATGTCTACTGTGAATTTCGACGTTGACTCCCTCGGCAACCTCTACTTCCATCCCGCAGTTGACCTTGTGGTCGACGTGAAGGGGCCGAAGAACCCGGACGGGACCTACCAGTCCCTTGCCGGGAAGACCCTCCAGTTCGCCACACCGGCTCCCTTCACGAAGAACTTGGCGACCCACCCGACGGACTCCACCATGAAGCGCCTGACGCTGACCGTGGCGGAGATCGCGGCGCAGGGCTGGGTTACTACGCCGGCCAATTTCGTGGTCAAGGACATTACTGGCGGAGGAAACACCGACACCGGGTGGGATGGCACCATCCAGAAGCGGGCCACATGGTAGGCGTAGTGTCCCTCGGCTATGGCCGGGGACAAGTCGAACTCCAGACCCCCGACCCCCAGATTGTTCGTCTGGCCGGCCGCCGGGGGGTCATCAGCGTCCGGCCCGAAGAGCTAGTCAATGGGCCTCCTGGTCCGGGGGGGCCTCCTGGTCCGGGGGTGCCTACCGGGGGTAACACCGGCCAGGCGCTGCTCAAAGGCTCAAACGCCGACTACGACACGGCCTGGACCACCCTGACCAAATCCTCAGTCGGCCTTGCTAACGTCGACAACACCTCCGACGCCAATAAGCCGGTCAGCTCGGCGCAGCAGGCGGCGCTGGACCTCAAGCTCAACGCCTCTGCGGTCAGCGCCTTCGGCCTGACGTTGGTTGACGACGTGAATGCGGCGGGCGCGAGGACCACGCTGGGGCTGGGCTCGGCAGCCCTCTCGGACAGTGCGGACTTCGCCACAGCGTCGCACGGCCACAGCAACGCCACCGCCGGCACGGCCGGGTTCATGTCGTCGGCGGACAAGACCAAGCTCGACGCCATCACCGGCACCAACACCGGGGACCAAACCTCGATTGTCGGGATCACCGGCACCTTGGCAGAGTTCAATGCCGCCTTGACTGGGGCAGACTTTGCCACCGGTGGGGGGACAGCCACCGGCACCAACACCGGCGACCAAACCTCGATTGTCGGGATCACCGGCACCTTGGCAGAGTTCAATGCCGCCTTGAC